CTATCAAACTCTTCTTGAAGATTCTCTGTGCCTGGTAGGCCCAGTTTTATAGCGTAATGCACCACAATACGTGGTTCTTGTTGTGAGTAATCAAAACTACCCCATTTGCAGCCATCTTCTGGTATAAATAATTCTCTCATCTTACTACCAATATAGCCCTTTGCCGGTATCTGTTGCAGGTTAGGATTAGACATACTGAATCTGCCGGTGACCGTGCCACCCGTATCTGATCTTATCTGATTTATATCTGCATGTATTCTACCTTCATGCACATACTCTAACAACCCATCTATAAAAGTATTGACCGCCTTATCATACTCTCTTGCCTTTGCAATCATACGCAAACATTTATTGTTATGTTTTCGTAGATAATCTTTTGGTAGTTGTGGCATCTTAGATTTTGGTGTGACCTTGTAATCTTTTATGTGTAGGTGATCTAATAATTTTTTAATTGATGCTGCAGCCCAGATGTCAACATGTATTGTTGTGATATTTTCTATAGCTTTTATTATCTGGTCTCTACGTTTTTTAAGATGTCTTCCAAACAGAATAGCTTTTGCGACATCTATTCTAACGCCTTTAAATTTCATGTCAACTAAACATAAAAATAATTTTGTTTCTAATTCAAATATTTGTCTACAAGTTTTTTGTTCTCCATCATCTTTAGTGTATAATACTTCGTCTATTTTTTTGTCGAATAACTTCCATAGTTTGTAAGTTAGATTAACATCCTGCTTTGCATATTCTTTTACAATTGACGCGGGAAGTTTGTGCATGTTAGTCATTGGATCTTTGACTGTGCCACCAGACCACTCTAATGTTTTCTGTTGTAGATCGTATTTGTATTTCTCTTCGTTAAGATAATCTTTTGATAACGCATCTAGTGAGTATTTAAATCTGTTCTCATCAACAACAGATGCAGCTATCATGGTATCAACAATCCTACCCTTGATCATCATACCTGTGACTGCTCTTATCCAACAGACATCATACATAGCATTGTGAAATACTTTTGTAATGTTTTCGTTTTGAAATATTTTTTTGTTAAGAACATCCCAGATTTTTTCATCTTTTTTAAAATCTATAAACACATCAGAGTGACGTAATGGAAAGTATGCTGTTTCTTTTTGTGTTGCAACTGCAATACCACATATAAAACCATCTTTTCTTATTGCACCCAAACCTTTTGTTTTTAAATTAGGATCGTAGGTTTCTATATCTATCGCAACAGTGTCAATACCATTTAGATCTAGATCCTCTGGTGTGCTACACATTGTAGTCCCTCTCTATAATCATTTCTATAAAATGTATCGCTTTCAATAAATCCTGTTTCTTCCCTTTATCGCGGTGTCTTATTATATATTTTATAGCACAACCTTCAGGATATAACAACTCATTCTCAACCACAAACTTACTGGGTTGAATCTTATACTTTTGGTAGTGTGATCCTCCGTGCTGTTTATCCCAAACATTTTTCTTTTTCATATTACCTCCATTAAAAATGCTGCAATGCATATTACAGTTATTAGTGCTAAATCATCTGTCATCTTGAAATATTTTCAAAAAATAGATTTTTATCTTCTCTCCACTCATCTATTCGATTTTTTAAATTATTTTTTTTAATCCACGTATTAAATTTTCTGTCATATTGAATTTGTTCTGCCTCTCTGCCATCTCTGCTGTCTCTTTTAACAAATCTTTTTTTTCCAATATGAAATATTGTTTCTGTATTTCCAAACTGATAAATTTCAGTATCAAAAAATCTTGAAATAGATGAATAATAGGCATTATCCATGGGTTCTTTATTTATAAAACTTCTAGTATAATAGCCATTTTTTTTACTAGAGTTTAATAAAGGATTTAATCTATTTATTAAATAACCTTCAATTTGTTTTCTTTTTTCATCATTATTAATAAATTTATTTTCTAAAATTCTAACTCTAACATTGTTTTTTAATTTACTTTCAATAAATTCTCTAGTCTTACCAGTTTTTTTGTGTAATTTAATTATAAGTTCATTGTCTCTACTCGAACCATTAGAGTATGCTTTAATTCTTGTGGGGTAGCTAGAACTCTCTCCAACATACAAAACGTTGCATTTATTTTTAACTTTGGTAAAAATTTTTCTTTTTTCACATATAACATAAATTCCAGGTTGTTTAGCAACATCATCTAAAGATTTATATCTTTTATCATTTAATTTTTTAAGTTCCTCTTTCTTTTTTACTTTCTCTAATCTTTGTTCCTCTAAATAATTTTTAATAGCTAAATCCTCTTGTTCTTGTTTTTCTTTAAGTTTAGCTTTTACAAATTCTTCTGAAAATTTTTTTCTTATTTTTAATCTAGCTTTTATAAAAGATTTTAAATCTGTATGATCTAAGGGATCTACATCATATTCCCACCCTTTTTTCCATCTATATAAAGGATTATTAGAGGGGCTAATCCAACCTTCTCGTGTGTTAAAATTAGGGAAAACATCAAGTAAGTCATTGTGTAAAACATGGTCTTTATCATACGCCTCCCCCTTGTAATATTTTTTAGATAATTTAGCCATTGTATCATAGTAATTAAACCATGGGACCTCTATCGTGTAAGTTTTATATTTAAAATTTGGATTTGTTCTTACCATCTCTCCATTAGATGTTTTTCTTTCTACTTGTTGAAAATAAGTGCATAAGTATTCTGGTTCATAAGATCTTTTTAATTTTATTAATTGATTTTGATATGATTTGTTTAAATAATTAAAATGTGTTACTAAATGCATTTTAAGGTCTTCATTTAAATATTTTTCTCTCTTTAAAATATCATCAGTTTTTTTATTTAAATATATTTCAGGATCCTCATGGTTCCATTCTTTTTCAAATTTATTATCTATTAACATTTTTATCTTACTCCTAACGTGTATTTACCTTGTGATGCCACAGTCCAACAATCAAACTTGCCTCGACTATATGCAACGTATTTTAATCTGAGTTGTGTAAAATAATCTTCCTGTCTTGTTGCTGTCAGATCAACCACAACGTTATCAAACGTCAGACCTTTTACGGTATGTATGTTTGCGTATTTTACTCTTACCTCTCCATCATCATAACCTTTGTTTAGAATCTTTCTAATGTAGATTAATCTATCAGGATCTGTCTTTTTTCTTATTAACGCAAAGTCTCTTTCTCTACCTGCGTCTTCTTTTAGATACTTGTGATATTTCATGTAGTCTAGAGTATATTCTCTATCAACCCACTCATCAAAAGTTTCTTCACCCCTACCGTGAACTATCACTTTGCTACCCATATATTGCCAGAAATCTTTTATCTGTTTTAGTGGCATCGGTGTGCCTCTACAAAAGTCTGGCCATAATTTGTGGCATCGTAATTCTTTTTTTGGTACGTGGGCCGTGTTCCCTACATGTGCAAACTCTATACCTTGTTGCTTAAAAAATTTTTTGACCCATGAATCTGACGGCGTGCCGCGATAAGTAAATAAAAAGGTCTCGTTCGTATGTTTTATCTTATCTAACAACGCAGTCATGGCACTACATCTTTTATCTAGACTAGGAAGATGGTAATGGTTGCCTGTTATATCTGTTGGCTTCCATGCTCTCTCGTAACCATAATGATCCCATATCGGTCTTATTATTCTCTTACACAGATTGTTTATTGTCTTGCCACATCTGTGTCCCTGCTCTAGTTGTTCTGCCTTTCTTGATAATTTGTGATAATAGTCTGCATCTGATCCTGCAAACTCAAATATGGTTTGGTCAGCATCCCCAACAAAATAATACTCTTTTGCTTTCGTTGCCATCTTGTCGAGAGCCTCTCTCTGTGGCACGTTACTATCCTGTGCCTCGTCGACTATTAAAGCATCTATGTCCGGCTCCACAGCTTTATCTATAAAATCCTGTATCATGTCTGCGTAGTCACACACATGGTTGTCTTTCTTATATTGAAAGTATGGGTAAGCCATCTGTTCAATAGAGTTTAGATTATATGGTTTGTAAATCTGTTTATCACATGTCTTCCAATGTTCTTTTAGTGTGTTGCCTCTGCCATGTGCATCAGCCAGGTACCTATAAAATTTATGTTTATCAGCGTTAAACTCTGACTCTGTTACTCTCTGTAGTTTAAAAAGAGAATCTATGGTTGTTAGATTCATGTGGTCTTCATAACCAAATACCTCTTTACGTCCTACCAACCTGCTCTTGCAGTAAGAATGTATCGTACAAATGTTATACTTCATAGATTTTTTTGTAACACCCTGCATCTCTGGTAGTTTAAGTATCTCATCTCTTATCTCATCAGCTGCAACGTTTGTATGTGATAGTATTATTATTCTGCTGTAAGGATATTTTTTTAATAACTCTGTATATTTTT